TGTGAACAAAATACTGGGGATGTTTGGACTATGAGTGACGAAAAGCCAGCAGATGTACTAAGCAAGGTGCTGTCCTATGTGGATAGCCCATTCAAGCTGTTTGCGCTGATACTCATGGCGGTGTTGGCATTTTGTGGGTACTTTGTTTGGCAGAACCAAGAACTGCTAGTGGGCGCGTACAAAGAGTCCAAGAAGATGCCAAGCATTGTTGAGGACAGAGTGGAAGACGCTGCCGCCCACCTGTTTAAAACCACCAATGCAACCGTTGTGGCCGTGTTTAAAGTAAATCCAATGTTTGGAACCAGAGTGCTGTACCGCGCTTACACCAAAGAAGGCCGAGACAAAACCAACGATGGGCTGGATGTAGGCCTGTTTACCCAGAATTCACTTAACAACGCTGATGTAGTCAAGCTGATGGCCAGCGAGATACCTTGTGGCGAATACAAGTCAGCGCAATCCGAGATGGGTTTGTGGTACATCGCCAAAGGGGTTGCATTTACTTGCCGAATCAGTATCCCACCTGATCCAAGCCGGTTTGTTGGCCAAATTACTGTGGGCTGGGATAATGAACCCGCTGACATTCAAGTGACAAGAACCATGATGGAAATTGCAGCAACCATGCTTACAAGGAGCAAACAATGATTGGACTAGACGCACTAAAAATGGCGCTTAACGCGCTAGAAAGTATTTTTGCATCAACTCACCCTTATCGGGAAGATGGGACAAGCACTCTAAGCGAAGAATCTGTTGAGTTGAGTAACAAAGCTATTGCTGCCATTAAAGAGATATTGGAGCAACGCACATGATTGGACTAGACGCACTCCTATCGGTAGGTGGAAAACTTATCGATAAGCTGATCCCGGACCCAGAGGCCAAAGCCAAGGCGCAACTGGAGCTCCAGAAGATGGCGCAAGATGGTGAGCTGGCTAAGATGGCCAATGAAACCGAGCTATACAAGACGGAGCAGAACAACCTGACCGAGCGGGTTAAGGCTGACATGTCCAGTGATTCTTGGCTGTCTAAGAACATTCGTCCCATGACGCTAATCTTCCTGTTGGTTGCCTATTCTGGCTTTGCTATTGCCTCAATATTTGAGTACGAAACCCGTGGCGCTTACGTTGAATTGCTGGGACAATGGGGCATGCTCGTGATGTCGTTCTACTTTGGTGGACGCACAATGGAAAAGATTGCAGATAGGATTAAAAAATGAATCTGACACCACATTTCACCCTTGAAGAACTCACGCACACTGACCACAGACAGTATGACAATACCCCAAACGAAGCAGAGCTGGAGAACCTTAAGCGACTCGCGGCCTTCCTTGAGGAAATCAAAACTGCCTTGGGCGGAAGACCAGTCATGGTTAACTCTGCTTTTCGCAGCAAGCAAGTCAATGATGCTGTTGGCTCTAAAGATACTAGCCAGCATCGTATTGGTTGTGCTGTGGACATCCGAGTACCTCAACTGACCCCTGATGAAGTGGTTAAAACCATCATTGCATCTGGCTTGCCCTACGATCAGATCATCCGAGAATTCGATCGCTGGACGCATATCAGCATCCCAAACACACCAGAAACCAAGCCAAGAAAACAGGCGTTGATTATCGACAAAACGGGCACTAGGGCTTATGCTTGATGCACCCTCAAATTGATGGGAAAATAAGCCATGCCATTACAAAAAATCCTGTTTAAGCCGGGCGTCAACCGGGAGAACACACGTTACACCACCGAGGGCGGCTGGTATGAGTGCGACAAAGTCCGGTTCCGTCAAGGCACGCCAGAGAAGATTGGCGGCTGGCAACGCATCTCTAGCACGACATTCTTGGGCGTGTGCCGTTCTCTTTGGAATTGGGTAACGCTTGGTAGCCAGAACCTGATAGGTGTTGGCACTAACCTAAAGTTCTACATTGAAAACGGTGGCGCATATAACGACATCACCCCCTTGCGCAAACCTGCTGCAACGCTTGGCAACAATCCATTTTCTACCACATCCGGCTCAGCCACAGTAGTTGTGACGGATGCTACGGGAGGGTTTGCCAACGGCGCTTTTGTGACTTTCAGCGGCGCTACGGCAGTGGGGGGTTTGACCCTTAATGGGGAATACCAACTTGCAACAATTGGCGTAAGTGCTACTACCTACAGCATCACAGCGTCTTCTGCAGCCTCTTCCACCGCTACGGGCGGCGGGGCGTCTGTTTTAGCGGCATATCAAATCAACCCCGGCCCTGAGTATGCAGTGCCTTTAGTGGGTTGGGGCGCTGGTTCTTGGGGCTCGGGCACATGGGGCCTTGGCTCCACCTCGGTAGATGCGCTACGTATCTGGAACCAGAATAACTTTGGTCAAAATTTAATCTTTGGCCCTCGCGGGGGCGCTTTGTATTATTGGGATGCGGCTACTAGTTTGACAACTCGCGGCGTACTGGTGTCTTCACTTGGTGGCGCATCTGATGTGCCGTTGTATCAGAATTATTTACTGGTCTCAGACGTCAGCCGTTTTGTAATTGTCTTTGGCACAAACGACATTACAGATGCGATTCTTGATCCAATGTTAATTCGTTGGTCTGACCAAGAAGATCCGGTGCAGTGGACCCCGGCTCCTACAAACCAAGCAGGCAGCCTTCGCTTGTCTCACGGCTCACAGATTGTGACGGCTGTTCAGACACGTCAGGAGATTGTGGTTTTCACTGACTCCAGTGTGTATTCACTGCAGTATTTAGGTCCTCCTTTTATTTGGGGATCTCAGCTCTTGGGCGACAACATTTCCATCATGGGCCCGAATGCGGTAACTTCTGCCTCTGGTATTGTTTACTGGATGGGCATTGACAAGTTCTACTTGTACGATGGCCGTATTCAAACGCTCAATTGCGACCTGCGCCGGTTTGTGTTTCAAGACCTTAATAAGGCTCAAGCAGAGCAGATTGTTGCAGGCACTAATGAGGGTTTTAACGAAGTTTGGTGGTTCTACTGCTCGGCTAACAGCTTTGAGATTGACAAGTATGTGGTATTTAATTACTTAGAGAACATTTGGTATTACGGCACAATGAAGCGCACAGCGTGGCTTGATTCGGGCTTGTCGGATTACCCAATTGCGGCCACATACGAAAAGAACCTTGTCAATCACGAGCAGGGGATCAACAACAATGAAACGGGCACCGAGCTACCAATCGAGGCCTACATTTCATCGTCTGAGTTTGACATCAATGATGGCCACAACTTTGGTTTTGTCTGGCGGATATTGCCTGACTTGACGTTTGAGAATTCTGCGAATTCACCCGCAGGCGCTGTGCCTACTGTGACAATGGACCTGTATGGCTTAAGCAATTCGGGCTCTGGCGTAACAAACAGCGCGGGCCAATCGGTTCTTAAGGGATCCAGTTATGTGATCACTGAAGAGTTCACGGGACAGATTTACACGCGAGTGCGTGGTCGTCAGATGATTTTTAAGATCAGCTCTAACCAACTCAATACAACATGGCAGATCGGCGCCCCTCGTATTGATATCAGACCGGATGGACGTCGATGAGCTTAATTGTCACAAGTGAGTTTGAGCTAAACAGGGTTACTGCGCCTAACTTACCGTTTGCGCCAGATCAATGGAATGCGCGATATCAAGACCAGTTAAACAACGTTTTGCGCCTGTACTTTAACCAGCTTGACAACATTGTTGGGCAGTTAAGAACTTTGTCAGTGCCGTATGGTGCGTTCTCCAGCGATCAAGATCAGACAGCAGTAGCCAATACAGCCACACTGATGACGCTTAACACCACGGATTTTGCAAATGATATTAGCATTGCAACTTCTAAAATCACGGTAGCCACTGCAGGTATTTATAATCTACAGTTTAGCGCCCAGTTTCAAAACACAGACACTGCCTTTCAAGATGTTTACATCTGGTTAAAACAAAGCGGGGTAGATATACCGGGGTCAACTGGCTTTGTATCTATTCCAAACAGACACGCAGGAACGGATGGACACGCAATTGTTGGCTGGAACTATTTTTTAAGTATGACGGCGGGTCAGTACATAGAAATCTATTGGTCTGTGCCTGATGCTGCTGTAAGCATTCAACACCTTGCCGCTTCTGGCACACCCACTAAACCGTCTACGCAGTCTGTGGTTGCAACAATGTCATTTGTGTCCGCGCTCCCAACCTAATACAATCAAACAAACATTTTCCTCTAAGGAATTAACATGGCCACAGCACCTCAAGCCGCAATGGAAATGCCACAACAAGGCGCAAATCCATACGAAGATCCAAATACGATGGCCATCTATGACCAGATGCGTCAGTCGATGTCGCCTAAAGAATTTGGGGATGAGCTTTTGGCAGGTGCCTCGCAGGTTGATCCGCAGGCCATGGCCCAATTTAAGGATGAATTGAGCCAGATTGATCTGTCGCCAGAAGAGCTTGACTCTTTAAACAACATGGTTGATGAGGTGATTGCCAGTCCTGAGCAGTATGACGCGCTTCGGGAAAAGTACTTAAAGATGGGTATGCCAGAGGAGTTGTTGCCAGAGCAGTTTGATGGCCAATTCTTTGCTGCCTTGAACATGGCAATAGATCAATTGATTGCGGAGCCTGCGGGCGTTCAAGCTTTTGCCAAAGGCGGTATTGCTGAGCTTAAACCCATTGCCAAAACAATTGCCAGTTATGGCCGTAATGGCGACACCATGCTGGCACACATCACCCCTGCCGAAGCACGCATGCTGCGCCGCCGTGGGGGCTCGGGCACAATCAACCCCGCTACTGGCCTACCTGAGTTTTTCTTGAAGAAGGCTTTTAAGAAGCTGGGCAAAGCAGTCAAGAGCTTTGCAAGCAGCACTGTGGGCAAGTTGGTTACCACTGTTGCTCTTGGTTTCTTCTTAGGCCCCGCTGCTGCAAGTATGTTGGGCGCTACGTCTACTGCAGCCGTAGCCGCGGTCAGCGGTTTTGTAGGCTCGGCAGGTTCTACCTTGCTCGGCGGTGGTAATCTGAGTCAAGCTTTGAAAGCTGGTGCGGTTGGCGGTTTGACTGCTGGCGCTGGCGCTGGAATCATGGGCGGCGCAGACGCTTTTGCTTCAGGCAGTTATACAGGTCCTACCACTGTTAGTGGTCAGTACAACAGGCTTATGGGCGCTCCTGCTGCTCCTAGTGGTCCTGCTATCTCTTCTACAGGAGAGGTAGCGAACATGGCACCTAATCCTGCGGACGCCACTCAGTTTGAGGGGTCCTTGGCTAAAACTACTTCTACTCCGTCCTTCATGGACAAGGCAACGGATTTCTACAACAAGAATATTTCTCCTTCTGGCATTCAAGAGCAGGGTGCAGCCAATGCCATTCAAACGGTCCAGAAAACGTTCCCGACTGCCACTGCTGAGCAGATCATGAGCGCTCCTGCTGGATCTGCTTTGGCAAAAGCATATTCAGCCGCGATGCCCGGAATTCTTAGTACTTACGGCCCGATTACCGCGGCAGGTATTGGCGCTATTGGTGCGTTTGGTGGATTTGAAGCCAAGGACGCTGAAGCATCTAAGCTTAAGCCCGAGTTGTTGAAGTCTGCAACACAGCGCATTGCAGAGCAGGGCAAACAAAAGGAATACTACCTTCAAAACCTTCCCGGTGTGAAATACGACGAGTTTGGCGCGCCTATTTACGGTCAATACAATCCGTTGCCCACGGCTCCCGCATCAACTACCCCAATAAGTAATTTTGATCTACCTAGCACGATTGGTGGGATTGGTTCTTTGTACACGCCACCTCCCGGCACGATGGGTTCGCAGACACCGATTGCACAGCCCTATAACACGGCATCTATGTACACCAACTTAATGCCTCGACCACCGGGGTATGCTGAGGGGGGCATTATTGACGAGCGTGTAGCAGGAAACCCCGGCGACTCGTTTATAGATTATTTTGAGCAGGGTCCCGGAGGCGAGACAATTCGTAGAGGCGGTATGGCGCCGGAAAATGCTCCTGCCCCGGCTCCTTCCGCAGGCGTGGTAGATGCACAACGGGCTGCCATGATTGCTCAGGCACGTGCGCTTGGCCAAACCGGATACACACCGGCAAGCGCAGGTAACTTTCAAATAGCGCGAGGTGAATATACGCCCTCAACGGGGTTTGCCGAATTTACGCAACAATATATGCGTAACAACCCTGCTCCTCCCCCTGCTCCTGTGCCTTCCCGACCCGCTACAGGGGGAACAACTGCAGCCCCCACATCCGCCCCAACCGCACCTCCACCAACAGGCGGCGGCGGTGGCACCGCTGCCCCAACCACAATCCCAACATCAGCCCCGACTACAATAACAGATTACGCTCAACAGCAGTTGGACGACAACTATCTGTCTAGGATAAACCCTGTTCAGGCTCCAGTGGATAACTTTCAAACAGCGGTAGATAATTTGCAGACTTCGATGGGTGGCTACCAGCCTCCGATGGATAATTTTCAAACCACAATGGATAACTTCCAGACTTCGGTGGGGGGTTATCAGACGCCAATAGATAACTTCCAGACTTCGATGGGTGGCTACCAGCCGCCAATGGATAACTTCCAGACTTCGATGGGTGGTTATCAGCCTCCGGCAGATATTTCTCAGACGCCAATAGATAACTTCCAAACATCGATGGGGGGTTATCAGCCTTCGGCAGATATTTCTCAGACGCCAATAGATAACTTCCAAACATCGATGGGGGGTTATCAGCCTTCGGCAGATATTTCTCAGTCTCCGATGGATAATTTCCAGACTTCGATGGGTGGTTACCAGCCTCCAATGGAGACCTTTCAGCCTATGGCAGCTGCCTCTCAGCCCGCGATAAATACTTATCAGGCACCTGCATACGAGGCACCTTCATATGCACCTTCTGCGTATGATTACGCTGGTTTAAATACTGGCGGAGGCGGAGGTCCCCTCCAAGACTCTTATAGTCCTTTTGGGGAATCCAATCTTAACAATGATTTTATGCAGTCGTCATTTAACGCTGGAGGTATTGCGTCTTTACGTTCGGGAGGTTATCCTCGACGTACCGGTCAAATATCTGGCCCGGGGACCGCGACCTCTGATTCAATCCCTGCAATGCTGTCTGACGGCGAATTCGTAATGACTGCCAAAGCCGTGCGCGGGGCAGGAAAAGGCGACAGACGCGCAGGCGCAAAACGCATGTATGCGCTAATGCATCAACTTGAACAAAACGCATCACGGGGTTAAAGATGTCAAATACCGTCCAAGAACAGATATCACGGGAAGCCCCGGAAATTGAACAGGCCAAAGTTGGCCTGATGTCCTCTGCTAAAGCGCAGGTAGATGCAGCAAACGCTGCCGCCGCGCAAGGCAGGTACCTCACTCCTGATTACAAAGTACAGGGGATGACTTCGGACCAGCTGACAGCCCTTCAGTTGGGCCGTCAGGGTATTGGTGCCTATCAGCCTTACATGACGGCTGCTGCTCAGGGGACTACAGCCGGCGCTAATACTTTGGGTGAAGCCGCAAATGTACTGCGCGGTGCAGATACCCGTGCTCAGTTTGGCGCGGCCCAAGCAGCGATGAACAACGCCGCCGTTCCTATCAATCAGATGACAGCAGCGGCGAATTTGACAAGTCAAGGTGTTCCTCTGATTCAGCAAGGCGCGCAGGGCATGACAAATGCTCAAAACCTAGCCCTTGCTTCTGCAAATCAGCCCGGTTTCCAACAAGGTATTGGTTCTTTGTATGCTGCTGCTGACGCAGCCAGAGCTGCTTCTCAATTAGGCGCCGCACCGACTGCACAAGCCGCCCAGTTCCAAGGCCCCATGAACGTTAACAATCAAAATGTTAATGCACAGGCCGCGCAAGCAGGACAAGTCAACGCGCCCTCACAAGTGGGCGCACAGATGGTGGGCACACAAGGCATTCAAGCTGCGCAATCTGGCTACCGCCCTGATTTACAGAACTATCAAATGGGCCCTGCGCCCATGGCTCAAGCGCCAAGTGCTGTACAGAACCAAGGTATTGCTGCTGCTCAAACAGGGTACAACCCTAACTTGCAGACCTTCCAAATGGGCCCTGCAGAGCGAATTCAAGCGCAGTCTGTTGGCACACCTTTGATGAGCGCTGCGCAGTCTGGTTTTAGTTCTAAAGGCCTGACTGCCGCTCAAATGGGCCCTGCTCAACAAGTTAGCACGCAGTCCCTTACTGATCAGGGAGCCGCTCAGAAATACATGTCGCCGTACCAACAAGCGGTGACGGACATTGGTCTTCGTGAAGCACAGCGTCAAGACGATATTGCACGCCAAGGCCGTAATGCTGCCGCTGTTAAATCTGGCGCGTTTGGCGGTTCTCGTCAAGCGATTATGGAATCTGAAGCTGCTCGTAATTTGGCACAGCTTAAGGCCGACATCCAGAACAAAGGTTCTCAAGAAGCCTACATGGCAGGCCAGCAACAGTTCAACGCCGAGCAACAAGCGCGGCTCGCGGCCCAGCAAGCAAATCAGCAAGCTGGTCTTACTGTGGGTCAGCAAAACCTTGGTGCGCAGCAAGCTACTCAGCAGTTGGGCTTTGGTGCAGACTTGCAAGTTGCTTTGGCCAACCTCAGTTCTTCGCAGCAGTCCAACGTGCAGAATCAAGCAGCGCAGTTGCAGGCTCAAGGCATGAATGCTCAACAAGCAATGCAGGCTGCTTTGGCAAATCAGCAAGCGGGCCTTACTGTGGGTCAACAGAACTTGGCTTCTCAGCAAGGCACACAGCAGTTGCAGGCACAAACAGGTCTCCAGACTTCCTTGGCAAACTTGTCAAGCCAGCAGCAAGCAAACGTGCAAAACGCTGCAAATGCACTGCAAGCGCAGGGCATGAACCAACAAACAGCGTTGCAAACTGCTTTGGCAAATCAGCAATCGCAATTGTCCACTGGACAGCAGAACTTGTCCGCCAACTTGGCTACACAGCAGTTGGGCGCGCAGACAGGCACGCAGATGGCCTTGGCAAACTTGTCAAATCAACAGCAGGCAAACGTTCAGAGCGAGGCCAACCGTTTGCAAGCACAGGGCATGAACCAGCAATCTGCGTTGCAGGCCGCTTTGGCAAATCAGCAGACAGGTCTGCAGGCCGGCACTACAAACGCTCAGCTGCAGTCACAGGCAGCGTTAGCAAATCAGCAAGCCAATCTGCAAGCGCAGGGCATGAACCAAAACGCAAACATGCAAGCTCAGTTGGCTAACCAACAGATGGGCTACAACACTGGTTTGCAAAATGCTCAGCTACAACAGCAAACTAATCTTGCTAATCAAGCGCTACAAGGCCAGTATGGCCTGTCTGGTGCACAGTTTGGTTTGCAAGCTGCTCAGCAACAAGCTGCCGCAGGCACTGGTCAGATTGGCGCTACTGCTCAGCAAGCAGGTATTCAGCAAAACGCTGCAAATATGTACGGCAACTTGGCGGGCCAACAAGCGGGTCTTGCTAGTTTGTACGGCAACTTGGGCGCACAGCAAGCCGGTATTTTGGGCCAGCAGTCACAACTCAATCAAGCTCTTGGTCAGGGTATCGGCAGCTTGGCTTCTCAGCAGTTTGGCGTGGGCCAAGGCATAGCTCAAGGGTTGGGTGCTCTGGGCACACAACAGTCCAACGTTGGTATGCAACAGGCCGCTTTGGGTCAAAACGCACAGGCGATGGGTCAGCAGGACACCAACTTCTTGTTCAACCTTGGCTCAGCACAGCAGAGACAACAGCAGTCCGAGATTGATGCCGCTCGCCAAAACGAGTTGACAAGGAACATGCAGCCTTATCAACAAATGGGCTTCCTGTCCGACATATACAGAGGCGCGCCGACCTCACAGATGGCGGTCACGACACAGAGCCAAGCTACACCAAGCCCATTCATGCAAGCCGCAGGTTTGGGTATTGCAGGAATCTCAGGTGCCGCCGCTGCCGGCAGAGCCGGAATTATTTAAGGACGCATTATGAAGAATGAAATTTTAAAGCGTGCCATGTTTGCGATGCCCTTGACAAAGGATTCTCGCAATTCTGGAATCATGGCGGGGTTTGAAGATGAGATGCCCGAGGCTCCTGAAGACAATGTCGAGGAAATGCCTCAGATGGCCCGCACACCACAAAATCCTGAGATTCTGATGAATACTCTGCGTGGTGATATGCGTTCTGTGGATGCTCGTTATCAGGAATTAGCGCAAATGGTTGGTGAAGAAGCCGCCATGGAAACGCCCCCTGAAGTATTGGCCATGTTGATGGGCCAGATGGGCATGCAACAACAGCAACAGCAAGGCGGTATTGGCTCACTGCCACAGGGCCAAGAAATGGCTCCGCCTCCTATGGGAATGCCTCCACAAGAAGGAATGCCTCCTCCCGGAATGGAGGGCGCCGGCCCTTTTCCACAGGGCGGGGCTGAGCAGGCTCCGCCCACCCCTGATGGCATGCCCCCGATGCAGGCCGCTGCTGGCGCGTTTATTACGCCGTTCACACGTGCTGCTCAGTTCATGGGCGAAAGAGCCGCTCAATACGGCCCTGCATTGAATCAATATCTGGGCAACCTGACCATGCGCGCACAGCCTACTGTGCAGCGCGTTACTGGCGGTAACCCTGCAATGCCTTTGTCTGTGCAAGGACGAGAGACCTTGGTCCAAGGGCCTGCTGGCACGATTGTTCAAGGCGCAGGCACGCAGATCGCTCCCTATACAACGATGGGTCCTTTGATGAGCCCTACGTTCACTGAGGGCCTGAGGATGGGTGTGCAGCGTACTGCACAAGAGTACCCACGTGTGGCAGAAGCTCTGTCCCGCATTTCTCCTGCTTTGGCTCTTACAACAGGCGCCTTGTCTGCAACGCCTTTCATGAAAGATTCCAGCACCCCGATGAGTGCTGCGCAGCAGGCCTCTTACGACGCTAATATGGCGCAGCTGTCGGCTATTGACAGAATGCCTTCGCCTTCTCGTGCACAGCCGTCCTCTGCCGCCGCTACTGCTACACCTGCAGCTGCTGCGGAAAAGCCTGCATATAGCCCACTGGCCATGGAGCCGGTGCGTGCTGACGAGTTTGGCACGTTGGCCGAGGTTGCTGACGAAAAGAAATCTACACAGGATTTCATCAAAGCGGCTACCAAAGAAAAGACCCGTGCAGAGCGGATCAAGGAAGGCTACACAGAACTTGCGCCGCTGTTCCAAGAGATCTTGGGCAGTGACAAAGAAGACATGAAGACCAATGCATTGCTGCTTTTGGCGGATGCAGGTTTGAGAATTGCTTCTTCTCGTCAGCCTACCGCTGCAATGGGAATTGCAGAAGGCTTGAGTAACGTTCCACGTGGCTTCATGGCGCTTGCTGCACAGGCCAAGGACCGAGACCTCAAGATCAAGTCTACTGCCTTGTCACAGGCGTTCAGCGACGTTCAAGAGCAGGACAAGTATGCTCAGCAGATCAAGATGAAGGTGCTCGACGGCGACTTCCGTTTGTTGTTGGAGCAGATAAAAAAGAGCCCCGGTACTCCTGTCGTCAAAGACGGTGGCGGAGGCTTGCGTATTGCTGAAACCAAAGAAGGTAGCTTCCTTGGCGCCACTGTTGATCCAAAAGACCCGACAGTGCAGTCCGCACTTCAGAGCCGTTTTACACTGCGCGATACGGACAATCCATTTGTCGAGAACCGCGGACAAGCGCCTACTTCTGTTGAGACGGACAAGGGTGAGCGTATCAAGCTCACCTCTACACTGCGTTCGTTGGATAACAGCTTGTCTACCTTGGACAACCTCAAGGGCACTTATACAAACCTGTACAGCCCCGGCACATGGTTCGTGGACAAGGTCAACAATCTGATTGTTCCTATCTCTGGTGGAATGGTTCGCCCAGATGTCAACCAAGCTGATTCCGCTACTCGCATTCAGACTGGCCTAAACTCTATCTTGAAAAACATCGCTTCTGCCAACGATGGTGGCCGCGTCGCTGTGCAGGAACAAGAGTGGGTTCGTGATAATGCCAAGGGCATTTCTAATCCAACGGCGTTCTTCCAAAACAAAGAACTTGCAGCCAAGGGCTTTGCAAGCACCGAAGCAATGCTGCGAAATGCTCGCCAGCAGGTGTTGACACAGTTGGGCTACGAAAACAACGACTATGCGATGCGCACACCAAACACAGGTACGCAGAACGATCCGTTTGTGATCCCCGCAGATAAAGACGGCCAACGCGTGATGTTTACCTTCCTTGGTAGTACTATTGGCAAGTTGCAGGATCCAAATGCGTCGGTGTATTTGAAGATGCCTAACAACACTATTCAACAGTTCAATCCTACTCAATTGCGCGGCCTGATAGGAACCCAATAATGCCAACCTTGATGAATTCCCGTGGTGAGATGGTTGACCTGACAACTGGAGAAGTTGTCGGTCGTGCTGAGGGCGTTCCTACTACAACCGCCGACCCCCGTGCCGGTGGCCCAAATGCGCCAGATATACAAACACAAGGCGGTGACCGTGTCAGCGGCCTGCTAAACAATCTCTCATGGGGCTTCAATTCAGCCCTTTTTGCTATTCCTGATGCTGCCCAGCGCATGATTGGCAAAGGCATGGGGATGGATGAGAAAGACGTATTTCAATTCACCCGACTTTTCAACAAGGGCGTACAAGCCCCAAGGAATGTTGAAGAGCGTTATGCCCGAGCCATTGGCGAAGGTGTTGGTGGAACGATGCCCTTCACTGGCATTCTTGCCTATGCAGGGGCTACTAGACCGCTTGTCTCTGCGGCAAAGCCCGCGACAGGTATATTGAAAGGAATTGCAGATGATGCTATCAAATATGTTCAACAAAGTCCGAGAGCGGCTGCAGCACTGGACATCGCGTTTGGTGCAGGGTACGAAGGACTTCGTCAAACGGTCAAAGAAACAGTAGACGACAGCAATCCCTACAAGAAGATTTATGAAGAGCTGCTCCCCGCAGCGGCATTCATCGGCCTTCCTGTAGCGGCTGCAAACCTGCCCTCTGTGCGCGGTGTTAAATTTCTCTCTGACAAAGTCAAGGGTGCTTCTAGCGGCCTAGGCGAGATTGAAAAAGAAACATTGCAGGGCCTGCCCGGCATGTACAGACTGCCCATCATCAATGTGCTGCCCACCATGCTGATGAAGCGTGCTGAAAGTAAGTTGGCACAGGTGTTTGGTCCTATCTCCGAGAGCCCCGAAGCACAGCAAGCATTGAAGCAACTTGAAGCTGCCTTGGCTGATCCTCGCGTTGCAAATGCGGGCTTCTTGTTTGATGCTGCCGAGAAGACAATGTACGCACCTTTGGTGCAACGCAAGGCAGAACTTCTGCAGCAGCTTGGCCCCAAGGAACTTGAGATCACCAAAGAGCGCATCAACAAGAACCAGCAGGCGCTGGACAGCTTGTTTGCAAGCTTCTCTCCCGAGTCACGCAAGCCTATTCAGGAAGCGTTCACCGCGGCCCAAGCAGATCGTCAGCAGTTCTTTGAGGGGTTGCTCAAAGGCCAGAAGGACCTGACAGACGCGGAAGTGATGTCAATATCCGAGCGCCTCGGACCACAGGACATCAATCTTTTGAACGATGAATTGCGTGGCGTGTTGATGGCCCGCATGGAGATGGATGCCAAAGCACGTGGCGATATCTTGCGCCGCATGGGTCTGAAGCAAGCAGTGTCGCCAGAAGGTCTACCTATGCCTACGCGGGAAGAAGGTAAATCCTTGTTCCCTGCGCGTGATATTGAAGAAGCAGCCAAGGAATTGATTGCCAAGTATTCTCCTGAGCGTCCATCAATGAACGTTCAAGTGCCTGAGCCTATTCGTCTGCTTAAAAACTTTGTGCGAACACAAGAAATTGCCCGTGCAAAAATAGAGGCAGATCAGTTGATGAAGTTGACGGATCAGGCGATACTTTCTGATCTCGCTGACATGGGGCGTTCCGAGATAGATCCCGCATTAGTTCAAACCGCTATTAACAGCGCTAGACAATTAGTGGGGGTTGCTACAGAAAAAGTAGCAAAAGGAAAATCAGGCAAAGGGATGTTGGGCATTAGCGATTTAGCTAAGGGCATGAAGCAGCTTCAACTTAATCCTGATGGAACGGCAAATGTTTTTGTTACTCCGGGAACATCCGTGCAAATTAATCCTGCACAATTAAAAATCCGTGCAGCACTTATTGCCGAAAATGAAACAGCGATTGATTTAAATCTGCCAGAAGCGCTTGACTACTTGCAGTCAGCTATGCGTTTCCGCAACCAGTCTGTGATCAATTACAACGGCTCCATGAAGCGCGGTAGCAGCCGCATTCAAGATGCTCAGCGTTACATCGATACAGGCAACGCCATCTACAAGGACATTGAAGGCCTAGTCCTGAACAACGTGCCAAGGATCAAACAGGAATATGACGGCATGAAGATGGTCCTAGAGGACTATGCTGCTGCTTACGAAAAGAACCTGCCCCTCCTGCTCACACAGAAGACCCGCGGCGGCGACGAGTTCCTCTTGCCCAATGAGCGCTTGCTCCAGACTGCGTTTTCTACTGCCGACAACTTAAAACAATTGCAGTTAGCTATCAGCGGCTCTCCACAGGCTAACTCACTTTTGGAACGCGGAGCTATTGATTGGCTTCGTAGCAAAAATGTTGTCAACGCCGACGGCTTGGTCGATCCCAAAAAGATTCGTCAGGTATTAGACAAGAACAAAAACATCGTTGAAGCCCTGCCCGCTAACTTGCAGATGAGACTGCAGGATGAGGTGAAGTTTGCCGACGATTACGTTAAGCGCATGGGCGAAATCGACGCCCGCCGTGTCAATGCCAAGGACCAAGAACTTGATGGATTACTCGCTAAGGCCACACGCCCCGGCGCTGACCCTTCACAAACATTGCAAACGGCCCTGCGTGACCCTGCAACCATGAGCACTCTGGTTCGTGGAATCGAAAAAGATCCAGAGATGATGGCGGCTCTTCGCCGATCTGTGTTTGATGTTGCCACTGGCGGTGCTCAAAAAGGCGGCGCGCTTAAGTCATTCATCGACAACAACGAAGCATCGCTCAAGGTACTGTTCAAAAATACAGCGCACTTAGAGGACCTTAAAACACTGGCTGATTTGCAGCGCCGTGTGAATGCGTTTGCTGACGTGACCGGACAGATCCCTGCGTTTGAATCGACAGATCAAGCCATGAAGCGTTTATTTGGCGCGGGTATCCAGTTCCTCACAACCACGGCCCGCGAGGCCGCTGTGGGCCGTATAGCCCCATCCACGGGTGCTTTGGCAGTCATGCTACGTATGGCGGGTGGTCTGGAGAACCAGATTTATCAGCGGATCTTTACAAGAGCACTGGAAGACGCTGAATTTGCCAAGCGAATTACGCATGTGGGCACACCTGCGGAAGCACAGAAGCTGGCAGCTTCACTGGAACAGATTGGTATTCCAAGGTCTGCTTTCTTGCCTGAAAACATCACCCGTGCAGCGGTGCAGACAACTGCGCAAGCAGCTATGGGTGAACAGCCAGAAGACATCGGCAATCTGGGTAAGCTGCCCGTGGTCCCCGGAACAAGCGCCCAGCAGATGCTCAAAGCGATGCCGCCTGCTCCGCCCACCCGTGGAACAAACTTCAACCCTCGCCTGCCTACAACACCGCCGGCAGCGCCCGCAGGTGGAGCAAGCAACATCCAGTTGATGTACCCTTCAATGTTCCCCAACGATCCGATCAGCGGCCTGTTGCAGCAACGCCAAGCCCAGATTCAGGCACCCAGACAATAACGGAGTTACGACATGGAAATGATTGGACGATTGGTTGCCACGATGTTCTTGAGCCGCGAAGTGGCTCATCGTGCGCACTTGGCCGTGACAGGCGCCGGCAGCTATTCAAAGCATAAAGCTTTGCGCCATTTCTACAAAGATATTGGTGACCACGGCGACGCCATCACCGAAGCCTATCAAGGCCGTAACGGGATCATTGAGATCCCTTACCTGAAGTACGACGAAGACGATGGCGACATCGTCAAGTGCTTAGAAAAGTACATGGACGACATTGAGAAGCTGCGCTACAACGCAGTGGACAAGTCGGACACAACCATTCAAAATCTGATTGACGATGCACTTGCAACGTACCTAAGTACCCTTTACAAATTGAGGCACCTACGATGAAAAAAGAAGTTTGGGACAAAGAACGTCCAAAAGGTTTGGGCAAACCAAAGGCCCTCGCTCCCGCAAAGAAAGCGGCTGCAAAAGCAGCCGCTAAAAAGGCAGGCAGACCCTACCCGAATTTAGTTGACAACATGCGCGCAGCGCGGTCAAAATGAAGATGCAGTTGTCTAGGGTTCTCCTCTCCTCCCCTTGACAATCCTTAAGCCCCGAGGCTCACGCTTCGGGGCTATTTTTTAGGTGCTGCTCAACCCTGCGCATCCACATGTCCTTGTAGTTGTCAAACTCACGGCCACACGTCACAAACTCCTGTGTCTCACCGTTCTGAGCAACCATCATGATTACCCCCTGCTCAATCTTGGTTCCATGCGATACATCATGGGCCAAGGCATACGCCGCAAGCTGCACAAAGTAGTCTTCAATCCACTTGCGCTGCTTCATCTTGTTGGTCTGCTTAAAGTCAATGATTGCAGAGTGATCTTTGTACACCCCAATGCAGTCTGATGTGCCGGCATACTTCTCTGGGTAGTACAGCGGGATCTCTGTGCCCCACACTTCGTTCACGTCAGGGAAGAATGTCTCGACAAGCTTGTAGCCCATCCAATAACCCTTGACCGCGAGCCACGAGCGTGGTGTCTCCAGAGGTCTGTTTAGCAGCAGGCGTTCCACAACACTGTGCATGTGCGTGCCAACAGTTGCAGCGTCGTTTTTAATCCGGTCCGCTTCTTCCTGACCAATCCTCGCGGCCCACGCATCGAGGTGTGATTTGTCCTTCGTGCCAGACAGAATGGTTGTCACGCTTGGCACGGCAGGCTGTCCGTCTAGCGTGTAGGTGCGCCCCTGCTCAGAGTCGATGCGGACCAGTTTGGGGTAGACGTACTTTTTGCGGATTGGTATGAGCTGCATTATTTGATCCATTCTTTAATTTCTTCGCCAAGCACAGCGCTTGCGATATTGATCTTGTTGCGTAGCGCCTTGACGATGTGTTCATCCACTGTGTTGGGCGATACAAAGTCAATGTAGGTCACCTTGTCTGTCTGCCCGATACGGTGAGCGCGGTCCTCTGACTGCAAGCGCTTTTCCAAGTCAAAGCTGTTGCTGTAGTAAATCACAGTCTTGGCTTCTGTCAGGGTAATGCCGTAGCCACCAGTGCTTGGATTGCCAACGAAGAAACGCAGATCGCTGTTGGGGTCTTGAAACTTCGTCACGATGTCTTGGCGCTCCTCGGCTTCTGTGTCGCCGTAGTACGTTGCAACAGAGGTCATGCCGTGCTCTTTCTGAATGGCAAGCCTGATATTTTCAATGTCACGCCTGTAGTTGGCCCAGATGATCACCTTGCCGCTGCACTCTTCAAGCGTAGCAATCAGTTCGCTCACACGGTTGCTTGGAATGTCAATCTGCTGCCCATCGTCAAACTTCACGTGGCCACAGCAGATCTGATGCAGACGCATGATCTGCGTCAGTGCATTGTTGGTGGACATCAAGTTGCCCTCGATCATGGCAAGCGCCATCAATTTCATCTGGTTGTAGTACGTTGTCTGCTCCTTGGTCAGCTCGATCTCACGGCGAATGAACACCTTGTCCGGCAGGTCCAAGCACTCGTCCTTAGTCACGCGAAACGAGAAGCCATTGAGCTTTTGCTGCAGCTCATCCAAGTGGCGATAACCAACGATTTGTTTGAACGTGTGCGTGGGCATCTTGCGCTCAACCAGAATGGCGTAGCGCGCTTGGAACGCGTAGTAGCTGTAGCTGTTCAAGCACTCGGGTCCTAAGAACTCGCACTGGCTAAACAGATCCAGAGGGGACTTGGTGACGGGGGAGCCTGTTGCAATTCTCCTGTACCGCGCATCACGGGCCACCTTGATAATGCTCTTGGTGCGCTTGGCTGTTGGTGTCTTGATGGTGGTGCTTTCGTCCACTGCCATGAATGCATTTGTCACTCTGAGGAACGTGCGCGCATGCGCTACACCCTTCTCTGTGCTGAACGCTTCAATGTTCATGATCAGAATGCGCATGGTGTCCACAGCATTCATCATCTTGTCCATCTCTTCGCGCTCCGCTTTGCGAGGCGTAGGGGACCAACAAGCAACAGTCGTCTGCACGTGCTCGGGCATGTGCTTTGGCAATTCGGATGTGTACCAGTTGCGGTAAACACCTTTTGGCGCTACGATGAGCATAGAGTTGATTTTGCCCTTGTCGTATAGCATGGCTGCATTGTTGATGAGCATGAAGCTCTTGCCCGTACCCATCTCTGCGAACAGCGCAACTTGCTTGTCCTCCCAGAAGCGCTGTAAATACGCAGCTTGGTGAACAAATGGTTTGTTCTTGAATGGATAGTGATCCAAAAAATAATCCATAACTTTCTCACTTTCTTTTAAAAAAGGTGTTGACACACCGAAAAGATAGTGTACACTAAAAGCACGTTTCAAGAAAGGAGAGCGTAAACGTGACAACAAATAATGAACAGTTCCCTCTGGTGTACGTCGTACAAGAGATGCCCAATCACGATATTGCTGGTGCAATGAAATTTGGGGACCCAACGGTGCTTTTGCCGTCCAATGTCCAAATTGCATTTTCCACAGTACCAACAGTCAGGCTGCTAAAGCGCAAGCTTCGCAACTTTTCTGATCGGGACTTTTTGCTTCTAACCGGAGACCCCGTGGCCATCGGACTGTGCTGTGCAGTTGCTGCAGCATACAACGGAGGCAGAGTAAATGTGTTGAAGTGGGATCGTCGTGAGAAGATGTATATCCCAGTTAAACTTGATATCACCGAGAATGGAGAAAGAGATGAGTAACGTTAGCATTTTTGAAGAAGACGCAGGCGCCCTGCAAGTTAAAAACGAGGACCTGTCTTCTGTTGGCGCCTTGGCCAAACGTGCCAAGGAATTGGAAAAAGAAATTGATGACATCGAAGATGTTCTCAAGGAACGTAAAGAGCAGCAGCGCAAGCTTCTGGAAGATACGATCCCCGCGATGCTCGACGAGCTTGGCATGAAGTCCTTCAAGATGGCTGACGGTAGCCAGATCGACATCAAGCCCTTCTACAGCGCAAGCATTAAGGAAGAGAAGCGCGCGCAGGCCTACGAATGGCTGCGTGAGCACGGCTTTGACGACATCATCAAGAACACAGTGTCTGTTCGCTTTGGCCGCGGTGAAGACGGCTTATGCGAGGCACTACTGAATCAACTGCGTGAGCAAAACTACCCAGTCGAGCAAGCGCAGAAGATCGAGCCCCAGACCTTGAAAGCTTGGGTTCGCGAACAGGTGGAACGCGGAAGCGAGTTCCCCACAGAGCTTTTCGGCGCATACGTGGGCCAAAAAGCAACCATCAAATCAGCATGACTTAAGGAAATTAAAAATGGCTAAGAACGAAGTAGCAGTAAAAGAGACCAACGCATTGGCTTTGGCAAGTGACTTTGAGCAGGATGCTCAGAGCGGTTTTGAGAACATGAGTCAGGACGATTTTGCCCTGCCATTCCTGAAGCTCTTGACCAACACAAGCCCTGAAGTGGGTGAGATTGACGGCGCTCTGCCCGGCATGATCCTCAACAGCGTGACCGGTCAGTTGTATGACGGCAAGAAAGGCATCACAGTGCTGCCAGTCGCTTATGTACGTCAGTACATTGAGTGGGCACCACGTGGTTCAGGCTCTGGCGCCCCGATGAATATCTACCCCGCCACGTCTGATATTTTGAGCCGCACGCACCGCGAACCGGGCGACAACAAGGACTATCTCGATAACGGCAACTACATCGAGAACACTGCAAATCACTATGTGATGATCATCAACGACTCGGGCATCCCTGAGCCTGCATTGATCACCATGAAGTCAACGCAGCTTAAGAAGTCACGCAAGTGGAACAGCATGATGATGTCCACAAAGATGATGGGCGCCAATGGCCCCTTCACTCCTCCGATGTACTCACAGGTCTACCGTCTGACGACACAGGCCGAGTCCAACGACAAGGGCAAATGGTTCGGCTGGGAAGTCGAGAAGATTGGACCTGTTGAAGACATGAACGCCTACAAGGCGGCCAAGTCCTTCGCTACCCAAGTGGGTTCAGGCGAAGTCAAGGTCAAGCACGAGCACGAGGGCGCACCAAGCGCCTCAGACGCACCGTTCTGATTTTCGGGGGGAAAGCGGATGCTGTGAAACTCGGCAACCAAGGTAGGCATGGAACTGAATCTGTAAGCCAGTATCCCATGTTCACAGACGCAGCGAGTACCCCCACCTTTATAGAGTGAAGCATGACCGA